AAGCTGGCAAACTTGTGGGCATGAAAAAAGGTGGTAAGATGGCCAAAGGTTATGCCAAAGGTGGCGCTAAAATGATGAGAGCCATGGGTGGTAAGATGGCTAAAGGTTATGCTAAAGGCGGAGCTAAAATGATGAAAGCCATGGGTGGTAAGATGGCTAAAGGTTATGCCAAAGGTGGCGCTAAAATGTCAGTTGCCGGTTTAAGAGCAGCTGCTAAAAAAATGGGATACAAAGTTACTAAGGCGTAAATTTGTCACATTTAATATCAAACATACCTTTAGTTTTAAAGGCATGGGTTAGAAAAGAATTTACACACAATCATCGTGCCTATCACGGTGAGTTCCTACACTGTTATGTTATAGCAGTGAACACCATTCCAGATCGTTGTTTAAGCTTTCAAGTTATCTTTACTGGCTGTGAAGATGAAGAAAATCGTTTAGAGAATCCACATGGTGGTGCTATGTGGGCTCGTATGCCAATTACCGCGTTAGTAGAAGATGAACCTCTTGATGAAATGCCACCACCCATACCAACACATATTGCTCAACCTTGGGATGTTTCTTCTAGGGATCATTCTATTGTTATTTTTGACAGAACTACCTCTAGTCCTTGGTTAGCTCGTATTGAAGGTGAATTTTACACAGCCAAATATTATTTTACAGTGGACTACACCAACAGTGAAATCGCTGATGATCCAGCACAACACAAACAATCACATGTGTTAGCCTTAACTGAGGGACCATGGAAAGGTTGTTTTGTAGCGTTACCTAATAATCGTGTGCGCGTAACTTCACCTGCTATGTGGGTGACCGGTAATGGTCCACCAGACTTTATACCATCACAGTGGACACATAAAGCAGAGGCTCATGACAGTTATATGGATTGGGAATACACATTTAACAATTTATATGCACCCGAGAAGAAAAAGTAAATGTATGATATAGGCACCATAATCGCTGTAAAACAAGTGATTGAAAAAGAAATTGAAAGCACTAAAGAACATATTGTCTATAATGTAGACAACTTAGAGGCTTTAGCGTATGCTAAAGGAAAGCTCAACGGCATGGAGCTGTTGCTACAGGATTTAAAAGACCTGCAAAAAGGAGAAGATGAATGACAAGTATTATTAAACCTGAATACTTAACTGAAGAAAATACAACAATCCCACCACAAAGCCCTCCTAAATTAACTCAAAGTTATATGGATGAAATAGATCGATTACCTGATCCAGTAGGCTATCGTATTTTAATTAAAATGTGGAAAATGTCAGAGATGACAGAGGGTGGTATTGCTTTATCAGAACAAACTTTAGAAACATCTGAAATGACATCTGTTGTCGGTTACGTCATAAAGATGGGAGACATGTGCTACAAAGATAAAGAAAAGTTTGTTAAGCCTTGGTGTAAAGAGGGTCAGTTTGTAGTTATAGGTCGCTATGCTGGAGCTAGATTTAAAACCAAGTTTGGAGAACATAGAATCATTAATGACGATGAAATAATAGGAACCATTCAAAAACCCGAGGACATCCTCGCACTATTTTAGGAGTAAAATATGTCAGAAGCACAAGTAAATGAAGTAGAATTAGACACTGATGAAGTAGAAGAAAGTTCAATAGAACTTGAAGAGACTTCTAATAACAGTGAGGAGCCCGCAGCGACTCCACAAGTAGATTTAGGCTACACAGATCCGGTTAATAATGAAAAAGCAGAAATTGTAAAGGAAGAAGCACCTGCAGAAGATAACTTACAAGATGTGTCTGAAAAGACACAAAAAAGAATTGATAAGTTAACTCGTAAAATGAGGGAAGCTGAAAGAAGAGAAAAGGCAGCTTTAGATTACGCTAAAGGTTTACAAGCAAAGTATGCTGATGTAGAAAAAAACCAAGTAAGTAGCGAAGAGACCTTTTTAAAAGAGTTTGAT